AAGATGTCGGTGTACTCAGGAGCATTCCAGTTTGCGAGAGTCGCAGTCTTGAATGCATGTCCTACGTCCATTGGATCAACATCAGCGGAGCTAGTCTTCTGGTTTGCAAGACCTTTGCCCATACGACGGAACTTGTAGGTGTCACCTACTACGTTGTTTCGGAGTGTGACAGCGTTCTTGAGCAAGCCAGCGTTCGCATAAGCGTGCTTCACCATGCTGTCAAATTCAGTTACCGCTACTGCGGAGAGATTAATTGACATGATTCAGTCTCCTCTATGTCAAATGTATAACAATGATTAAGAGGTTTTGGACTGAGTACCCGGCAGTCGGTCAGTCGTTCAACCTAAAAACTACCGGGCCTTGTGAAAGGGGTATCCGATCTCTCTATGATACCACAAGAAAGGTGTTAGCCAATAATGCGCTCGTATGGCTTATCACCGCCGTATTCCTTCATCATGCGCTGAATCTTGCGCTCGTGATTAGGATCGACTGAGCGGAGCATCTGACCGCTCTCGTGCTTCTTAAACATCTCTGCTTCAATGTCTTCCCATGTAATGCCGCCGGGTTGCACATAACCATCAATCGGTAGCTTTGCAGGTGCCGTTGACGATACCAACGCTTCGACCAGCTCAACAGCTTCAGCACTGTTTACGGCATAACGAAGACGCTCGTATGTATCACCATCGAGATTGTTCTTCATAAATTGCTCAACAACCTTGATACGTTCCACAGCGTTATCACCTAGCTTGCCCATCTCAGCTTCAAGCGAAACTTCCTCAATGGCTTGCTCTTGTGCCGTCAACAGATCCCATGCATCATTCATGGCGGCCTGAGACATATTCTGCTTTGTACCAAACTCAACCAGCTCTGCCCACAACGCATCGTCAGACTCGACACCTTCAGCTAGTGCATACCCGTCTTTAGGTGCGCCAGTGAATCCACCAAACTTCTTCTCTAGTTCGGTGTATGCCTTGGCTTGCTCTGCGATTGACTTGTATTTGTCGGCTTTGTACCACTCAGGCAAGTCGCCAACGCCCTTGATTCCCTCACTCAGAAAGTATTCGCCTTCACCTAGTGTAGGTTCAGCGGCATCTACTAATGATTGCAGGGTATCGTTACTTTCTACGGCCTGTTCTTCCATGATTATCTCCAAGGGTATTTGATTACTGATCGTTTAACGTCTACCTGTACGTGTCGTAACAGGATGTTTTCCAGCCTCCGGTGTCCATTGATCAGGGCAAGGTCATTGACGTCTATCCAGTCAACGTGCTGCCCGTCCAAATAGCACCGAAAGGCGCGGAACTTGTGGATGTACTCGAATCGCTCAAACCCGTATCGCTCGTTCAGCTTGTCAAGCCAGCTCAATTGACAGCCGATAGAGTCAAGGTGATCGGTATGCTCGCAAGCAACCTCGTACTTGGGCTTTGCTTTGCGCGTTCGCTTCTTAGGCTCTTCGCTCATAGTTTCTCCGCTTGCTGTATGTAGT